TATCTAAAATATCGTTTATAAGTTTTTTAAAGTCTGAGTCATTATCTATCAGCTTTTTAGCTTTCTTATACTGCATAACTATGTTGGAGTGAGTCACTGTATGACCATGCTCTTCCATGAATCTTTTTATGTAAGACACTCTAATTGGTCTCTCCATACACAAATAATAAAGCATCTGCCTTGCATCAACTAAGTGACTACTTCTGTTTTTTTTAAATAAGTCATCTAAAGTAATGTGAAATTTTTCAGCTATTGATTTAGCATAAATATCGAATATGTCTCTTTTCATTTATTTGGTTTTTAACTTGATTAATTCAAACTGCAAGTGATCTATAGCTTTTTGAATGTCCTCGTTAGGACTCTCGTGCTTATTATATGCTCTTAAGATATAAGTACACGCAGTTCCTAAGTTGTAGTTTAGGTTAAAATTTGTCACTACCTCGATGGCAGTGTAGTTGTTGTCTCCATCGTAATAAGATGGTGTGTCTACTTTTACTTCGTCTGTAGTGGTGGTAGTCCAATGTTGTCTGTTTATTGCCATTTGTTTAGGTTTTGTACCACAAAAACCCCCACGTAAAACGTGGAGGCGATTGCTTGAATCAACTACAATTCAGATTAAAGTGTAAGTAGCCAAGTTATAAGTCTGTAGAACTGATATCCAATTAAGATGGAAATCATGCCCATAACAGACCAGACTGTAAGTTTTAAATTTCTTTCGTCTCTGCTCATAACTAAATGCCTAAAGGATATTCATCTTCGTCAATTTCTTCGTGCTGTACGTCAATGATATTCTCTTCGTCATCATTGTTATTTATCATTTCATAACACGTTGCCATATGAATTCTATGGCTTCTTGAAGCTGGATTGCTTGGGTTAAAGGACTCGAAAAGTTTTCTTAAATCGCTCATAATTTTATTTTATTAGGAATGTAAATATACTTTAAATTATTAATAAAAACAAACAAAGATATGACAACGTACCTAAAAAGATACGCTGTCGTACCCAAAATGCTTGTTACGAGTTAGATTTCAGTCGGCTATTTTCTTCTAAAAGCAATTGATTTTCATTTACTAAAGAATTGGTTTCTAACACCATATTTATAAACTCTTCCACGTGTTTTTTGTCTGCATAATCATGCTCTTTCATAGCGTGTTCTAACTCCTCTCTGTCGGTTTCATCCTCGAAATTGTAGAACAGATTATCCATCCAAGAATGAATGTCATCTTGGTATCTGTACTCATGATAAGTCATTTCTTGATGGTCTGTTATTCCATGTTTATCAAACTTAACTATACCAGCAAAATCATCTCCACACTCTTCATATTCCATCTCAGCTGTCAAGCTGTAGTGCTGACATATTTGTTTAACTAACTTTACTGGTGGACTCCATGCACTGTCTCCAGCAACAGTAAAAGTCTCTTCATCATCGCATGGATAATCATCCAAGTCAAACTCCCACCAACGTGTTCCGTAGTAGTAAAAATCTTTATACTTTTCATTAAGCTCCTCTTTGGTAGCTCCAATCTTACCCTTGTCCAGTACAAAGTCTCCAAACTCTACAAAGTAATCGGTTTTGTCATACTTCTTGAACTTGTTTCTTAGTTTTTTTAATGCTTTAGCGTTTCCATTAAACGTTACGTAATTCCAACAATTGTTTGCCATTTTATTTGATTTAAGTTATATGTTAAACATTATACTAATTAATACTCTGCCGATAAAATAACTTGGTATTGCTATCAGCATTACTGTTTCTACTTTACTAAACTGTCTTACTTTTTTATCCTTCATAGCTTACTTGTTTTCAATTAAACTCTTATTGATAAAGTGTATGATTTCATTCAGCTCGTGAATTTCATCACTACCGATTCTTTGACTCCAGTCCAGTATTCCTTTGACTGCATCTCTAATCTCTTTTAAGTCCCTACGCTGTGACTTTACTACTTTCTGAGACTCTAAGTAGTCTCCCATTAAATCAGTGATTCTGTCGAAGTCTCTGTCTTTTTGTGTTTCTTTGTAACCCATTATAATTGATTTTAATTGTGGCATTATTGCCTTGTACCACCAAAACCCCACTCCGAAATGGAAGTGAGGTTGACGTGTTTAGGGATCAGATGATTCTACTCTTTGCTCTCTATTATAGCCTCTTGAATATGGTCAATTGTATCTTGTGAAAGTATGTCCCAAATAAATACTCCACAGTGCGTTATAGATGTAATACTTATCTCAGCTGGACTACCACAATAGTCCCAAGTCTGAGGTTCAGCGTGTGCATACTCATAGTGTACATCAAGCTCTATGTCATCCACTTTATAAGTGAAGACTTCTTCATTCCAAATGCTCATATCTCAAAGTCTTTAGTGAATGTCCAATCGTAGCATCCAAATCCATGATTGGTTGTGTAGATGTATCCAAGCGATACAAGTTTCGATACAATCTTGTTAGCGTGTTTCTGAACTGTATTGTCATACACGCCACCACTATTGTCTCCAATATACCCACTACTTACTCTTGCGTAATTGTCCTTTTCTAATGTCTCAATGCATCTCGATGCAAAGTCTTTTACTTTTTGAATTTCTTCGTTGCTCATGATAAATAAGTTATTTGATTAGTATTGATTTTAATTGTCTGATGAGTATACTTTCTATACTTTCTCATTTTCTTGCATCCTCTGGAAGATGCACAGCTCGTTAACGTGGGTGTAGCTATCAGTATACACATCACAATCTTTAAAATTTTCTTCATAATTATAGTTGGTTTAATTGGTTAATACTATCACTGAAATCTACTCCAGCAATCACGTTATTATCAGAGCAATAGTGTTCCATAACATTTCCATCACTATCTAAGATATCATAACAACACTTATCACAAGTTTTGTACTCTTCACATCCTTCCATTTCTACCCACTGGTCATAAGTGCTGTAGCTGGTGCGAACATAAATAATAGACTCTAATGACTCTATGCTTGTGCCATTGATATTGCACACTAATCGCATTTCTTCTTCGGTTGCGATGCTCATGACATCGTCCCATACTTGATTGAATTTCTCTTTACTGTCCATAAATTGTAGTTTTAAATATCTGCATTATTGCATTGATACTGGAGAAGGAATCGAACCTTGCTTACAACCATTCCAGTTGGTGTGACAGCGTGTGCTAAATCTTGTGACTATAGTTCTCTGCTACCCATGTACATAAAGTCTCTTTATTACCCTCTGACAGCTCCATGAATAGGTTAAATACATTCGCAGTTCCACCATGACCATTTCTCTTGTTTAGGTTCTGCCATTTGGCTTCTATGTGGTTAGCTAATGATGTACCTTCTCCAAATGCTTCTTGTATCCATCCCATTGGGAAATTGTATGCGAAATACATAAAGTTAGTAATTTGGTTTACTCCCGAACTGTTGTTTGAATTGCTCATATTGTGTTTTTTATTATATTGTGTGTTATTGAACCAGCTTTTGTCTAATGCTTTCATAATTAGTTGTTTTTACATTTTGTTAATCCCATTTGACAAGTGAACTCGTCATATCTATCTTGAACGTTAATGAGTTGTATAATAAATACAATTGAATAAGATATTAACATCAAGCTAATAAATACTTTTAAAGATTTCTTCATAGTCTTCATATTAAATGGTATTAAGGTTAGTTACAAAATAGCTTAGTGCTACCACATTCTTTTTGACTTGGTCGAACTCATACAGCTTCTGAGCTGTCTTGATTAACGCACAGTCGATGCGTACATACTTGATTACTGTTTTTGATTTACTCATTGTAGTTGAATTTAAAGTTAAGACGCTTCACAGCGTTTCGTCCTATATGGACTCATCAGTTAACTATTCTTGATTAGGTCTAAATGATGTTTGCCATAATACCTATCAAATAGTTCCCACGCTTCAGACTCACTACAGTCGTTCAGCCAAAACTCAGTGCAATGCATTAATCTACATCCTACAACCTCGCCTATCCCAAATGTAGCGTGTACTATCTCGTGCAATACTACTTGAGTAAATCGCTTTACATTAATATATTTCTTGTTGAAATGTATAATGTTTTGACCAAGATATGCATAGGCACACGCATCTGTATTTTCACTTACTATCCTAACCTCAATACGTGGTATACGATAACCTCTTCGCTTTATATTGTAAAGTTCGTCCATTACTTTTCTTCTCATTGCATACACATTGTCATCCATTTTTAACATCTTACCACCTCTTGCAGCAGTGTTTTTTAAAGCTTTTGTTCTTCTCATTGTAGTTGAATTTAAATTGTTATTAGGGGATAACGTGCTGACTCTCAGCGTGTTAAGTGATTTATCTGTTTGATTTAATTTCCCCATCCCTACAAATATACGCTTTTATATCTTAATACTACTATAACTTGTCATTAAAATGTCATTAACTATCATTCATTAGAGAGCTGTTCTCTTCACATACTATATACACACCTATAGCATTCCTTTATTCTCTTACTATCAACAGATTACTACAAAGGTCTTGACAGTGTTTTGTTTGCTATTATAGAGACTCGTGCTGGGGTTAAGGGAAGGCTCTCTCCTTCTCCTTTATTGTGGGGTGGAAGGGGGAAGCTGGGGGGGTAGAGGGAAGGGAAGCTGGGATAGGTAGAGCAACAGCTCCAACAGGGAGAGACTACAGCTACACACAGATAATAGTAGTGGTACTAACACTGGCACTAAGGAATCCTGAAACAATCCAGCAAAAAACTTTGAAAAAATCTAAAGCAAGTCAAAAAAAAACAACTTTCTAAAATCAAAAACAAAATTTAAAAGCTACTATAGCCCTAAACCTCTTCATGTCTAAACACGAAAAAAATTTTTAGTATATTTGTACTTTAACTTTTAAAAAATATATTATGCATAATAGTAAAGATTTCATAAACGGATTGTATGTAAAGGATGGTAGATTAATTAATGAGCGTCCAGACTCTGAGTCAGGGATCGCTAAAGCTGGTGCTATAAAAAAAGCTATGAGGAACTCCAGGAAAGTAAATCAAATAGCTGAAGGAATGGAATTAGCTGAGAACAAAAAGAATTTTCGACAGCTAAGGTTTTAGTATAGTCGTTATTTTTAAAAATTTAAAAGAGGAGGATTTATATAATTCTCTTTTTTTTTTCTTTAATGTTACAAAACCAACATAACAGTGTTTGTTTTAAAAAAAAATCAACATAACTTAAGTTACTGAATATCAATATATTAATACTATTATTTATTATTAATGTTAATAATGTTAATAATAAAGCTATAATAATAATATAAAAAAAGAGAGAGTGTAGTATTTATATATATATATAATAATAGATTTTAAATCAACATTCAACATTCTAACATTTTAGTTAGTGTTTTTATTTTTAAATAAAATTCATTACATTTGTTTTAAATTAAATCTAATACAATGAGCAATTATATTCCAAAGAACCTTGAGTTCGATCAGCCTGGTCGTGATAAATTAATACAAGGGATTACAAAGATTTCTAAAGCAGTAAAGAGTACGTTAGGCCCACGCGGTAAAACAGTATTAATAGAATCACCTGAACACATTGGTGGGATGACTATTACTAAGGATGGCGTGACTGTAGCTAACTCTATTTTTTTGGATGATGCTGTAGAGAACCTTGCGGTTCAGATGTTAAAGGATGCAGCACGTAGGACAGCTAACTCAGCTGGAGATGGAACGACAACTGCAATTGTATTAACCGAGGCGATTATAAAAGCTGGAGAAAAAAAC